ATACCCTTTGAAGCTGTGTCCTCAATCCTTGAGCCGAGGTCATTGAGCATCATATCGAAGCTGTCCTGTAGGTTGGAAAGCTGTCCTGCGAGGGTCTTTGACTGCTCTTGCATCAGGTTGTAGAACTTGCCACCCTCGTCAGTCATGCTCCACAGAGCTTTCTTGATGTCCTCGAAGCCGACCTTACCCTCTGAACACATGCCGAGGATTTCATCTTTCGCCACTCCGAACTGCTTCGCCAGCTCTTCAGCTATTGGAATACCTCGACCCATGAACTGATACATATCCTTTGACAGCACCTTACCCTGTGTCATTGTGGTACCGAAGAGATATGCCATGTCGCCCAAAGGAATGTTCAATGCTGCTGCAATGTTTCCAAGACGGATTATTGTCTCGTTCACCTCTTCAGCAGCGACACCATAGGCAAGCAAAGACTTGGCACCTGAAGCCACATCCATGAGTTCAAACGGAGTGGTAGCAGCGGTCTTGACCATCTGACCCATGAGGGCATTTGTCTTTTCCTCGCTCTTCAGCATTGTGTTGAAAGCGATTTCAAGCTTCTGCATCTCACCCCTTATCTGGATTGACTTATTGAGGAATCCGGCTGCCTCACGAAACGCAAAAGCACCGGCAATGACCTTTCCGATGTTGCCGATGGATTTCTCAATCTTGCCGGATTCGTTCTGTATGATACGGCTCATGGCAGTCATGCTCTGACCTCCACGATGTGCTTCAGTGGAAACACCTCTCATCTTATTCTTGAGGTCTTCATAAGCTTTCTGAGCTTGTCTTGTGTCCGCTGTTGCAACGGATTTCATTCTACCTTTTGCCATATCTATTTGAACATTGCTAAGATGATTTCATTATTTGCTGGGTCGTTGGCATCAATTACCGTCTTCCCATTCTGTGTGTTGGAGTTCTTTGACTTGTAGCTTGGGAGTGTCGCTCCGTACAGGATTATATTTGCGTAGCTGACCTCATACACAGCATAGTCGAATGTCACTCCGAAAGCCTTGACAAAGCTGGCTACTACTGCCCAGGGGCTGTCGTTTTTGTCACTTTCGTCGGCTTTGTCACCTGAATCCCTTCGAGGAAAGTGATAACTGCGAAAAAATCCTGTGCGCCCATTGCATTGACCATCGTTACAAAACCATCATTTATATCTTCGAGGGTGCAGTGGTCAAGGATTTCACGCATCAGGCGTGTCTTCTGGAAGTTCCCGAACAGGGATTTGAGCTTCTTCGCCCCAAGAATGAAGATGGCCAGTACCTCAGCAATGAAAACGGCATCTTTAGAATCCCTCAAAGTATCTTCCACGAATGTATCTTCAGAGGTGTTCAGCTTCTTGCCGGAGGCTATGGCTTCCGACACAAGTACCAGAGTTCCGAATGTCGGACGAGGGGCATTATATGAGTTACGACCAATCTTTATCGGAATTGGTCGCTGTGTCAAAGTCTCTGAGACCTTTGTTTCTGTCTTTTTGCTCATAAGGTCATGTCATTTAATTGGTTGCCATCTCAGGAATCGAACCCGACACACCCGAAATACTGACTGAGAACGGATGCTGCACCAAGCATGGCATTGTGCCGTCATTTGACCCTGACGGCTGGGGCGTTGAGAAATTTAACGAGGTTAATTACTCGAAATCCTTTCCGGAGCCTGTGATGGTATAGCCATCTGTATCGTCACCTGTAACAGTGAGGACACCTCTCTTGACCATCTTACTGCCGTCAGCCGGTTCAAGAGCAGTAAAGCGGAACTCGTCCACGATACCCTCCTTTGAATTGAAAGTGGAATCAAGGACACTTACTGAAGACCTGTCTATAACGACACCCATTGCAGCTCTGTTTTTTGGAACAATAGCAAGAGAGAACTCACTATCTACAACACCATTGATATGGGTGATGTTAGAATTTTTACTCTCTGCTACACGAAGCTGGTACTTTGCGAGGTAGCTGTTAGCAAGCTGCATTGCAGCTTCAAGCTTTCCTCCCTCTGTTTTAGCTTCCAGCTTCTCGCCCTCCGAAGGCTCAACTGTGGTCGATTGGTCCACAGGTTTCGGCTCTTTCTTGTAGGTGGTATCTCCTGCCTTTTTCACATAGGCATCGCACTCACCCCATGCGAGAACTATTGATGTGTTTTCAGCCATAGTATTGATATTTATTCGTTAATAATCCTGAGTTTGAGTTGATTACTGATGCAATGAAAATTGACATCATTAACTTTCTGACATTCCTGCTCGTCCATGTTCAGGATATAGTTGTCTTTGACGATAGTCTCGAAGAAATCAAAGCAAAGTCTGCCCAGCTCACGGAGCCTGACTGTGTTCTCGATATAGTCATCCTCCCTCTTGATGTCGGGAACATACAGGTTCACATTTACGGAGAAGCTCTGAATTTCAGATGCTGAACGGGCGACAACGGAAATCACAACATCCTCAAGTTGCGAGTTTACAGGGCGAGGTACTTTATAAACCTTGCCGGTCACTCTTTTCGGGATGTCTGAAGCTTTGATGAGCTTATACATCAAATCCTTGATTTCTATGTCTGTGTACTTCATTTCAGTTTCAGAGTTTTGCTATTTTTTCTTCAAGCATTATTGTCGCTGATGCAAGGACATCCTGATTCAGGACAGATTCGACATAAACTGCGTAATCAACGCCAGCAACGACTATGAGAACAATGTCATCGGGATATTGGCTTGCAAGTTCCTTTGCGAATCTCTGACCTTCAGAGCTGCCGTCCTGACCGCTCTTCACAACTTCAAATCCGCCCATGTGAACTATCTCGCCATTCTGGACAACACAGAAGCCTATAGATGAACAGAGGTTGCCCGTCCTGCTCCTGTATTCCCATTTCCCCCTCGCTATCTTGTATGCTTCAAGTCCCAGATTCCTGAACTCTTCCACAATGGAATCGAGCCAATCATCATAGCACTCATCTACATAGTCAAGAAGCTCATCGAGACCTTCAACAGAAATCCCCGTCTTCATACATAAATCGTTTCATGAAGCTGGGACCTGTGAAATCCTTTCACCTCGAACTCTCTGCCGACCTGACTGCCGTTCTCATCATAGAGCTTGATTCTATCACCGAAACGGATTGTACGGCTGGTGTCGATGTCGAGATAAATGGTGTAGGAATAGACATAGTTAGTTCCATCCGGCAAAGGCAGCACTCTCGCCTGTCCGTTTGGCTCATATCGACATGGGACGGTGACTACATCCGAATCCTGAGAAGCGGAATACTCGCCCTCCTCTTCATTGAATTGAGCTACGGACTTAGTAAGTGTGAGCTTATGGGGTCTGAATCTAATCATGTCTGAAAATCCTACAGGAATGTTACTTTAGGTCTCTTGGTCAGTTCGTCCTTTATTCCGAGTTCCTTACACTGATGCCTGTAGTAATCCGTGATGGCTTCCCTCTGAGCTTTGGATATGCTCATAGAGCCTTCAGAGATTGACTGTGGCATAATCAGGAGCTTCGGGATTGATTTGACGACTGCCCTGTTCACCGTGTCGAAATTGGATGATGTGACTTCATCGGAGGCTGTCAGATTATGCTTCAGAGTTACCTCCAAAACAAAAGCTTCTGACAACCTCACACCGAAGTCCTCAAACTGTCCTTTTATGTAGTCCGAAACAGTCATGATGATTAACCAGCGAAAGATGAAAGGTCGATGAGACCCATTCTGTTAGAACGGTTAACATCCACAATCCAATCGCATCCGTACTCTACGAAACGACCCTCTTTGGTGCGCTCTGTGGCGATAAAGAGACCGTTTTCCTGCTCCGTATAAGCCTTTGAAGCAATCTTGTCAGAAAGCTCGTAAGGTCTGTGGTAGCGGAGATGTCCTATCTTCGCATTAGGAAGAAGGGCAATCTTTCCGTCAGGAACGGCATTGATTGCGTTCTGGTCCTGCATGTTGATATAGACATCCTTGAGACGAATCTGGAAAGGAATCTGAAGAGATGTGAACACCTGATTTACCACATCTGGTGAAATAAGGCTCTGGCTGGCACCGACTTCCACACTCGCAACCTTCGTGATGAAGTTATCCTTGAACTCCTTACATCCTGCGATGTAGTTCATATAGGTTGTACGGTTCATCTCCATGATTGTAGCATCAGAGCCAGCCTGACGGAGTGTCGGCACAGCTTTGATGAGGTAAGAGATGAAAGTGTCCTTTACATCCGCTGTAGGAACAAAGAGGTTCTTATTCTTCTTGAACGGAAGCTGAATAGTGTTGATTTTCACACCATTTTCATCTGCCTTGCTGCGGACTTCTGCCTTACCTGTGAACTTGAGGTCGTTAAGCATCAGGTCCATTCTCTTGTGAGGTGCAAGGGCACACTGACGGAAATCGTCAACAAGGAAGTTGATAACATCCTCCATAGCCTGCTGGTTTCCAAGCAGGTTGAGGATATCGACAAGCTCCTGAAGTCTTGCAAGACGGTCATTGTCCATCTGGTAAGCTTCTCCGAGGTAGCCGACCTCGCCCTGTCCCTTTGACATTGCGTGGCGTTTCCTGATAGGCTTGTTCGCATTCTTGTCGATGAATGAACCGACTACGACAGCCGTCTGATTACCGATGTAAGTCTTGAATGTTCCGTCAGGATTTGTCCTCATAGGGTCGAGGTAGTCCATCCAGTCGATGCGGTCTGCATCTGCGAGAGTTACCATCGCCCTGTTAATCACCACATTCAGAAATGCGGGATTTGAAAGAATTGAATCTATTGTATAAGTCATAGCTCACTCCTTTTTTACACGAACATGAAACGGGATGTGAGAGAAGTCTTGTCGGCTTCTGTCACAGGGATATAAAGTTCTTTCTCCTGAATCTCGTATGCACGGTAAAGGGCTGTGACGGTTGCACCGGTCTCAACCTTTGTGCGAGCATAGTTCAGGGCATTAGCGGTCTTCACCACCTTGCCATTTGCATCTGATTCGTAGAGAATTGCTCCGAGGGCAATATCTGCTGTGGTCGCTGTAACAGTCAGGACATCGTATGCCTCGTTTGAGGTATCGACCTTGCTGACGGTCACGATATTGCTTTCTGAAACTGCATAGGTGCCAGCCTTTGCAAAGCTGTTCTTCTGCACCTTGATGGATGTCGCTCCTTTCGCTGCTGCTTCAACCACCTTCAGACGATTGACCAGATAAGCCTTGCGGTTTGCAAAGTCAATGTGAAGAGGGGCAAGCACAGGAAGATGAGAGCCAGCCGGAAGCCCTGCTATCTCAAGATTGAAACCACCCTGAGAACGATAGCCGGAATCAACCGCATAAAGCTCCTTCTCGACATCAAAGTTGTCTTCGTAAACTACACCTGTTGCCATAATTGCTTTGATTGGTTAGGATTTTACTTTTTCCGCATCTGCTCTGTTGTCTCCTGTGCGGATTTCAGGAGCGGGTCTTCGTTTTCATCGCCACCGTCACCCCCAACATCCGGCTTGTGACTGCCTGAATGATTCTGGTTAGCCACAGCCTGCTCGTCATCTTTGTAGGACTGCTCCACTGTCTCAGCAAAAGCCTTGACCTCGTCCTCATCCTTGAATGACCTGCCGTTGATGATTGGTGAATAGAAAGACTTGCGTACACCCTTTTCTTCGAGGATTGCTGTGAGAGTGTTCTGAAATCCCGACTGCTTTGTAGCTTCATCACTTTCGCTGAATCGCTTCATGATGGCTTCATTCTGCTCACGGAGTTTCTTTGCCCACTCAGGCTCTTCCTCATTTGTTTTGTTCTCAGGTTGCTTGTTTTGAGGTGCGCCCCCTGTAATCTTTTCTCCGTCTTTCAGACCATGCTTTGTCTCATAATCTGCAACCGCCCTTGCGCTTGCAGTGATTACAGCTTGGTTTGCCCTGAAATCCGAATAGGATTCTACCACCTGCTGAACTGTGACTGCTTCAACAGCAGCTGCCACATCTTCAGCCTTTGCCGTATCCTTGGCGAGTTTCCTTGCCATAGGCTCCAACATTTTTGCATCTACCCCAGCAAACTTCTGTTGTAGTGCTTCGAGGAATGTTCTGAACATATCTGATATTGTTATTGATTAGTCACTTCTGTGATTGTGGCAAAAATACAAGGATGAAATCCTTTGGATTTGGCTTTACATGATTGGTTGGTGAATGTGTGACAGATATTCACGGATTTGTCTGAAAAAGAGATGACCGCACCTCGATAGAGACACGGCCATCAACAACAAACAAAAGAAAATGAAATGCCCGATGATTGCGGACTTTTCTATTTTTCAGGGTTTTCAGCTGGCTTCTCAGCCGGATTATTCTGATTGGCAACAGGATTCTTCGCCTGCTGTTCCTTTTCAATCTGGGCTATCTCTTCTTCTACTTGGTCAGTCATGCCGATGAAGATGATACCGCTCTTCTGTGACATGAATCCAGCTTCCTTTGCCTTTGTCGCATCTTCGATTCTCTCTCTGAGATTGTCGATAGTGAACGGATTTATCTTCACGGTCAGCTCTATAGATTCAGAAGCTGATTTCAAAGCAGGACAGATGGAGCCTGTCGCTGCCACAAGGAAATTGTATCTTCTCTGAAAGAACTCGCCCAGAACTTCTCCGTGATTATCCACTGCAAGGTGTGTAGCCATGAACATGTATTTGAAAGAGACACCTGATGCGAGCTGTCCGATGTTCTTCATATTCTCGAAAGTGATTCTCGGAGTGTCCGTCATTCCATAGATGTTCTCGAACAGGGTGGTAATCTCCAGCTTTATAGCTTCAGGGGTCTGGTCCCATGTGAGGTAGTAAGCATCTGCATCATCCTCGACCTTAATCATCCTGCGCCTTTCATCCTGACTGCCACGACCAGCTTCGCCCGACAGTTCGCCCTTGAGGATGAGGTAAGGGAAGAAATGATAGTCGATGCAGTCAGCATAATCCGAGAGTGTCATCTCCAGCTTCCGTCTCATGGACCTGATATTGTGGCAAAGGCTTCTGTCACGATAGCCATAGATGCACGGGAGTTTCGGGAGCTTGTGTGCAAAGCTCTTTTCAGGAACTAAAGTCCACACACCATCTGCCTGCTTCCACACAAAGACATCCGTAGCTGTGACGGTCTGGAAATAGGTGACGGTCTTTCTACCTGTCAGTGTGTATTCGGTCTTGGTGTACTGACGGCTCTGTGCCACATAGTCACCGGATTCATCAAAGAAAGGGTACAGAGTATCGCCCCTGAAAGGCGACCATATAACGCACCGCAGCTTGCTCTCCGGCTTGGTGTTTCCGAAAAGGCTCTTGAGCTTCGCTGCCACTTTCGCCCAGAATCCTGTGTCCTGCTTCTTGTACCAATACTCCACGACCTCCTGCTCCGCAAACCATGAACGGGCAATCTTCTTGTTCTGATAGCGGATTTTATTGTCTCTGTTGATTGTCTGAATGACAGAGTACAGGTCATCTTCTTTGCTGTTGTTCGCCTTGTAGTCAAGAGTGAGGTCTTTGCCTACTGTGAAAGCGGTGTGAATGTTGACAATCTCCTGCTCGATAGGCAGGGCGATTCTGTTCACATCTTCCTCCTGATATACGGCTGGCTTGATAATCTTGCCATTCTCGGCCACCACAGGCTCAGAGATGAGTACACGCCTTTTCTTACGGATTGCAGGATTCATAACCTCATGTTTGTCCGGGTCCCACTCGCTGCGAAGTTCCTTGACATTCGGCAGAGGGGTCGTTCTGTGTTTCTTGAGCAGCTGGATTTTTATGTTGATGTCTTCAACTGCAAGGATTTCTTCAAGTGTCATATCTGTAACTGTTTTATTGATGATTATCTGAATGTTCCTGATGGTACTCCTGTTTTCTTCGAGTGCTTACCCATAAGCTCTTCAAGGCAGACATAGCGAACACCGTCAAGAATGTGGTTGAAGTCATCTACAGGCTCATTCAGCCACTTTCCTGTGCTGTCCTGCTGATAGGTATAGTTCTTCAGCTCCTTGATTGCGTTCACTGAACGGGATGTCACATAGATTTTCTGACAGCTCTTCATGAAGTCAATACCTGCGACCACAGACCCAGCGAATTTCTTGACCGGCTTGATTTTCAGACCTCCATCTTTCAACTCCTTCACCATGCGAGGGTCGGCTGATTCGCTGATGATTTTGTAAGGTGACAGCATCTTCTTTCCGGCTTTGATGATGTCTCTTGTCGTCATCTCGGTCTGATAGAACTTCTCATCTATGTACAGGCAGTTTTTATAAAATCCTACTTCAGCAGCAGCTGTCGGGTCATGAGTAAATCCGAAGTCAAGACAATTCCATCTCTTTGTAACCCAAGGAGGGATGTCGCCCTCGATAATCTCCCAATTCGAGAAAATCTGCCCCTCGATTGTCGCTCTCAAGCCGAGACCGTAAATCTTCCATTTCCTGATGTCAACAGTACCGTTGGCATAGTTCTCTTCAGTCGGCTCATAAGACAGGATTTTCCGTCTTGAGTTGTCAGGGATGAAAGGATTATCCAGCATCGTAGAGTGGTCATAATAGCAGTCTGTACGGGTGCAGACTGAATCATAAATCCAATGCTCTTCAGCTGAAGGGTTGTAGTCGAGAATACTGAAACGGGATGTTCGCTGTTCCATCTGGTCGAAGTCATCTTTTGATGCTTCCATAGCCTCGTTTATCCAGATTATGTCAGCTGTGAGACCGTGCAGCTTCTGAGTATCGTCAAGTCCTATGAACTCGAATACTGTTGAAGCCAGCCGGATAGTCTTTACGGTCTTGTTTATCTTGCAGAACGGCAGCAGCCCCAAGTTCAGAAGAATCAGGTTGAAGTCGTTCCAGATTGTCGAAGCAATCCATGTTCCTTTCTTACGGGCAATGACAACACGGGTCGGCAAGGTCGGATTCGAGAGAGCATAGCTGATGAAGAACTGAATAATCGAATATGTCTTTGAACTTCGGGAGCCTCCCTCAAAGACAAAGACACGATATGACCCCTGCTGTAA